ATAAATTCTAAAAGGGTGGTGGAATAAACACCACCTTTTTTTTAACTTTTAAATAAAAAAAACTATGAGTTGTGATATTACATTAGGGCGTTTAGAACCCTGCAAAAATGCAGTAGGTGGTTTAACTGCTGCTTATTTTATTAATTATGGCGACATAACTGGTTATACTTACGACGGTACATATACTGACGTAATTACTGCGGTAAGTGGTACACCAACTGCATACAAATACGATTTGAAAGGAACGAATAGTTTTGACCAAACTATAACTTCTTCACGTGAAAATGGAACTACATTTTTTGACCAAAGTTTAAAACTTCAGTTGAAAAATTTGACTGTTAATATGCACAAACAAGTGAAACTTTTATCTTATGGTAGACCTCAAGTTGTCGTAGAAGACAACAACGGAAACTTGTTTCTTTGTGGTTTACAACACGGAATGGAAGTAACAGGTGGTACTATTGTAACAGGTGCTGCTATGGGAGATTTAAGTGGGTACACTTTAGAACTAAAAGGAATGGAAAAAGTACCTGCTAACTTCTTTGGAGACACTTTAGAAGACGCTGGTTTTACGATTGTTCTTGGTTCATAATAATATATGTTTTTTATTAAAGGGTGGCTTATGCTACCCTTTTTTATTTTAAAACAATTTGCAAATTAAATTATTATTTAATAAAAGTTATTATGCTAGTTTTAAAAGATTCAACATACACACAAAATTTCAAGTTTATGCCACGAAGCTATAATATTAGTTTAATGGTATTTCACAATGAAATGGAAAATGTAGACTTTCAAATAGTAAATCCAGTTTTAGTTACAGAAAAATTTTGGATGCAATTTGAAGAGGATTTACAATTTGAATTTTTAAAAGAAAATCATACCTATACACTAACCTGTTTTGATGGTGATGTTATTGCATATCGAGATAAAATAATGGTTACAAATCAAGAAATTTCTGAATATACAATTAATCAAGGCGTATATGTTCAAAATGTTACTTCAAACGAATTTATAATTTATGAATAATATATCAATCGTTAATTTATCGGCATACACTTCGCCTTTAATTAAAGAAAATACAAAAGCAAACTATATCGAATATGGTACTGATAATAACTACTTTCAGTATTTAATTGATAGATATTTACATTCAGCAACAAATGGCTCTATAATTACTGGTGTTACCAATATGATATACGGAAAAGGTATGTCAGCATTAGATGCTAATAGAAAACCTAACGAATATGCACAATTTGTTTCTTTAATAAAAGGTGATTGTCTTAAAAAAGTAGCATTAGAACGCAAACTTTTAGGAATGGGTGCTATTCAGGTAGTAATGGAAAAAAAGCGAGTTAAATCTATTGACCATTTTCCTATGCATACATTAAGAGCAGAAAAATGTAATGATAAAGGAGAAATAGAAAATTGGTATTATCATCCTGATTGGTCTCAAAAGAAACCTAATGAAGTATTAAAAAAGATTCCAGCTTTTGGATTTGGTAACGGAAACGAAGTTGAGATTTATATTGTAAAACCTTATGTTAGTGGATTTCACTATTATACGCCAATAGATTATTCAGGTTCTTTACCATATGCTTTTTTAGAAGAACAAATAGGAGAATATTTAATAAATGATATAGAAAACGGATTTAGCGGTACTAAAGTTATCAATTTTAACAATGGTATTCCTACTGAAGAAATGCGTGACCAAATTAAACGTGATGTACTTTCTAAAGTTACTGGCGCAAGAGGTGAAAAAGTAATTGTAGCATTTAACGCAAATGCAGAAAGTAAAACAACAGTTGAAGACTTACCATTAACAGATGCACCAGCACATTACGAATATTTGAGCAAAGAATGTTTTGAAAAGTTAATTGTAGGGCATAGAGTTACTTCTCCAATGTTATTAGGAATTAGAACAGGTGATGGTGGTTTAGGTAACAATGCAGACGAAATAAAGACTGCTACGCTATTATTTGACAATATAGTTATAAAACCTTATCAGGATGAATTGTGTTACGCTATTGATACTATTATAGCAGTAAATGATATTTCATTAAATCTTTACTTTAAAACTATTCAACCTTTAGAATTTACTGATTTAGAAAATGCACAAACACAGGAGCAAGTAAAAGAACAAACTGGATTAAGTTCACATACTTGTTTAAATTCAGAATTTACAGATGAAGAAGGCGAAATATTACTAGAATCATTAAATGGCGAAACAATAGATGAAGAATGGGAATTAGTTGATAAACGTGAATATTCAGATAAAAATATTTCTATTGAAGAATGGGCAAATTCTAAAATAAAAGCTAAAGAAAATTTATATCAAAAATTAGCTGATATTATTAAATCAAAACCAAGTGCAAAAAGTAGTTTAGATAAAGGAATTTATAAAGTACGTTATGAATATGCTGAAAGATATTTTAGTGGAAATTCAAGAGAATTTTGTAGAAGAATGATGAGTAGAACTTCGAATGGTGTTGTATACAGAAAAGAAGACATTGACCAAGCTAGTTTTTCAGGTGTAAATAATTCATTTGGACATAAAGGCGAAAACTATTCACTTTTTAAATACAAAGGCGGAGTTAATTGTGGTCACGTATGGAATGAAAATCTTTACAGATTAAAAACAAAAACAGACGGAACTCCTTACGTTGATAAAGCATTAAGTTCAAGTGAAGAAGTAGATTCTATTTCGGGTTACAATCCAAACCCTAGCGGATGGTCAGAAGCACAAATAGCACCAATAGATATGCCAAATAGAGGACATCACCCAAATTATAAAGGATAACAAATGGCACAGGCACTTTTTATTTCAAGAGATGATATAGTTAAATTTACTGTTTTAAATGGAAATTTAGATACAGATAAATTTATTCAGTTTATTAAAATAGCGCAAGACGTACACATTCAAAATTATTTAGGTACTAGATTGTTTAATAGATTAAATGACGACATAGTAAATGATGATTTAACGCAACCATATAGCGACCTTTTAACGATTTATATTAAACCTATGCTAATACATTGGGCTATGGTAGAGTTTTTGCCTTACGCTGCTTATACAGTAGCCAACAAAGGTGTATTTAAACACAATTCAGAAAACAGTTCAAACGTAGATAAAAACGAAATTGATTTCTTAATAGCAAAAGAGCGTGATGTAGCACAAAGTTATACAAATCGTTTTATTGACTATATGTGTTTTAACCAAGTTAGTTTTCCTGAATATAACGCTAATTCAAACGCTGATGTATTTCCTGACAAAGATGCAAATTTTACAGGATGGGTAATATAATCGAAACATATAAACCAAAAGCGATAAACGTAAAAAAATTACATTTATTTTTAAAACAAATAGAAAATGAACCAATTAAATTTCCAGCACATAAAGTCGGACACATTCGACGAAGTGGACTTTCAAATAAAAATAAATGATGTTGAAGTAGATTTAACTGACACAGTTATTCGTATGCAATTACGCAAAGAATATGGCGGTGTTGTTGGTTTATCTTTGACGTCTGTAGGTAATGCAGGAATTACCATTACTGATGCTGCAAATGGTTTATTTAAAATCAATACTCAAATCATTAACATACCAGCGTTTAACTATATTTATGATATAGAATTTAATTTTGATGGTGAAGTAAAAACCTATATTTCAGGGAATTTTCTAATTAGAAACGACGTAACACGATGAGCGACATTATAGACATAACGGTACAAGAAACGATTGATGTAGTTGATATTACAGTAAATCCTAACATTATTGAAGTTAATGTAACACGTACAAGTGGCGGTGGCGGTGGTTCTCAAACACTAGCACAAACTTTAGATTTAGGCAATCAAACTGGTGGCGAAAATATACTCGTTAATAATGCCGATGCGATTGAATTAGAAAATAGTTCAAAATTAAGTCAGGGAATTGTTGATGCTGGAACTGGTGGAAATAAAGGTATTGCTTTGACTTGTGCCGTTGGTTTTGAATGGAAGTTTGAAGCGGGTGAAGCATATTTAACTGAAACAAATAGCGAATATATTAGACTTAAACAATACGCAAGAAGTCTACCTAGTGTAAATGACGACATATCAACAGGTTTTGTAAATGGTTCGTTTTGGTATTTAGATAGTGGAATTGCTTATATATGTACTGATTCAACTAATGGCGCAGCAGTTTGGGAAATTTATCATAATTTTATTCCTACACTTCAACAAGTAGTTAATGAGGGTGGACAATTAACAGATTTAGGAATTGCATTTGATTCTGTTGTAAATCCTAATTTAACCGCTGGAATTAATATAGATGGTTTATCATTTGTAGATAACGACGGTATTGATGAAGAAACAACTGTATACGCATCAAATGGTATTCAAAGAAACTTAAACGCAAATGGCACTTTGCTTGATTTTGAAACACCTACAAATCCTGATAACGTAGTATTAGTTCCAAACGGAAGTGGAACACTAGCTTTTACTTCTGATATACCAGCCGCAGGAGTACCTTACACAGGTGCGACTGCTGATGTTAATTTAGGAGAGTTTGGTTTACTTACTGGAAATATAGAGTTTGACACAACTCCGACAAATATTCCAACGGGTGCTGGTTCATTAGTTTGGAACGATACAGATGGAACTTTAGATTTGAAATTAAAAGGCGGGAATGTTACATTACAAGTAGGACAAGAAAATGTTTTGCGAGTAGTAAATAAAACTGCTACAAATATAAACTTATTAGAAGCCAATTATCAAGCGGTTAGGGTTACGGGCGCACAAGGTCAAAGATTAAAAGTTGATTTAGCACAAGCCACAACAGACGCCTTATCGGCTGAAACAATCGGACTTGTCACAGAAACAATAAATAACAATCAAGAGGGATTCATTACTACAAGCGGATTGATAAGAAACGTAAACACAACGGGTTCTTTACAAAGTGAAACGTGGGCGGATGGCGATATTCTTTACTTATCTCCAACGGTTGCGGGTAGAGTTACAAAAGTAAAACCAACTGCGCCAAATCATTTAGTTATTATCGGTTATGTTGTAAGCGCACACGCTACGCAAGGTTCAATATTTGTAAAAGTAGATAACGGTTATGAATTAAACGAACTTCATAACGTGAACATAACTAGCGAAACAAACAATCAATTATTAGCGTACACTTCTGCAACAGATATTTGGCAAAATAAAAATTTAATTGATATAGTTGAAGATTTTAATAAAACTAAAGGAATTATATTTTTTGATGACTTTTTAGGTACTAATGATAACGCTGGAATTGCAACATCAACTGGAGTTACAATGTCTGGGGTTGGTACTGGTGCTGTTACTAGAATTACTGGCGTTTATCCTAACCGAACAAATCAACAAGGAGTTATACAACTTGCTACTGGAACTTTAATAACTGGAGGCGGGAGTTTTAGATTAGGTTCAGTAAATACACCTACTTTTTTTGTTGGAACTGGTGCTATTTCTTACGAGGTTTTAATCAATATAGAAACTCTATCGACTTTGGCTAATAGATTTGTAAATGTATTTGGACTTTATACTGGTTCAAGCATCACAACAAGCAACAATTTAATTAGTTTTATTTACGATGAGGGCGGAGTTTTTGCAAGTGGTGGTATTGGTGCTTCTCCAAATTGGAAATGTATAACAGGAAATGGAGGTACAAGAACTGCAACCGATTCAACTGTTGCGGTTACTGCGAGTGCGTGGACAAAATTAAGAATAGAAATAAACGCAAATGCAACATCCGTAGGTTTTTACATAAACGATACTTTAGTGGCTACACATACTACAAATATTCCAGCTACAACAACCGCTATGTATTTTTTAAACGGTATACAAAAAACAACTGGATTGACTTCAATTAATATGTACGCTGATTATTTATCCTTAAAACAAACATTTACAACTGCAAGATGATAAAATATAGATACACAATCGAAAACCAAAGTATTGAAACTTTAAATTTGAATGAAGTTCCAGAAGGACTTTCATACGAAACAATAGAGTTTGAAATAGAAGTTGAGCAGGAAGCGACTGCACCAAGTTTAACAGTAAACGAGGTTATTATTGATTTAGTTACTAAACAAGTTCAAGTAATGACTGATGAGGAAAAAAGCGAATTGTTACAAAATTTATTAAATTAAATATGAATTTTATTACTGAATATTGGCAAACAATTTTAGCGACATTAACTGCGCCTGTTATGTGGTTTTTTGGTGGTAGAGCAAAACAACGTCAAGATGCAGTATCTACTATGAAAGTAATGTATGACGATTTCTTGACTGTTTATAAAAATAGAATGGATGAAGTTATGCAGGAAGTAACTGAAATTAAAAAGCATAATCTTACTCTACAAACTGATTTTAATAATATTCAAATGAGTTACGCCAAAGAAGTTGAAAAGTCGCAAAACTGGGAAAAACTACATAGACAATTAACAGACAAATATAACGAACTAGCAAAAGATTACGAAAGTTTGAAAGGGTTATATTCAAAGTTAAAAACAGATTTTGACAATCATAAAAAGTTAAAACAATGAAACTAGATGAAAACGGTTATAAGTTAATTCAAGAGTTTGAAGGTTTAAGTTTAGTTCCGTATTTGTGTTCAGCAAAAGTAGCGACGATAGGTTATGGAAACACATTTTATCCTAGTGGGAAAAAAGTAACAATGAATGACCAGCCAATAAGTCTATTAACCGCTAAATGGATGCTAAAAGAAACTGCTGATAAGTTTGCTGCTGATGTAGATAAATTAGTAAAATCAAAACTGACACAAAATCAATTTAACGCATTAGTTTCATTTGCTTTTAATTTAGGTGTTACTGCATTAGGTAGAAGTACGCTTCTTAAAAAAGTAAATATAAACCCACAAGATATAACCATAACAAATGAGTTTTTAAAATGGAATAAAGCAGGTGGTAAAGTATTAAACGGACTAACTAAAAGAAGAACAATAGAAGCTAAAATTTACTTTACAATATGAAATACTTATTAATACTTTTATTTTTATTTTCCTGCGGTTCTAAACACATAAACAAAGAAGAAAAGAAAACTGATAGTATTTCAAATATTACGCAAGTAATTAAAACAGATTCTATTTCTAAAGATAGCACTTCAATTAAATATGATGTTGCAACTGAAGAAATAATTATAGAAGCAGTAGATTCTACAAAACCAATCGTGATTATAAATAACGAAGGAAAAGTAACTAAATACAAAAATGCACGTTTAACGAAGAAAAAAAGAAAAGACAATACTATTGTAGTAAATGAAAAGATTGTTGCTAAAATCGTTGTAGATTCACTTACAAACGAGATAGAAGTAAATAAAGTTGAAAACACAAAGATAGTTTATAAAGAGCAATTTAATTGGAGTACTTTTATTCTTCAACTTTGGTGGTTATGGTTGTTGATTCTATTGGCTATTTATTTAGCTTACCGGTATTATAAAAAACTTCTATTTTGATTCCAGAATTCGTGAGAAAAAGAATTTTAAAAATTTTCCCCTCTCAAAAAAGAAAAAATAAAAGAAATCACATCCACAGTCCATCCGTTTCCTATTGCTTTGTATCTTTGTGTATCGCTAAATCCTTTTGTGTAGTCAATTGGTAGAGTTTGCAGTATTTCACATTCCTTTGGTGTTAATCTTCTTAATCTACCATTGGTTTCTACAATTTGCCCTTCTCTGCTATTACTATTGTTTTTATAATATGTTGCAAACAAACATTTAGATTTATTGGTGACTAAATCAAAACCTTGTTTTTCTCTTACTCGTTCAACAGCACGTTCAGTTAAATAATACTTTTCATCAACTGATGTTTCAATTATACTTCTAAAATCTAACCCTAAATCAATAGGTTGTTTCACATTCAGTATATTAGTCCAGTATAATCTATTTCTTCTTTGATGACTTAATAATGCTGAATTTATCTTTATAGGTTTCACACCCAATGCTTCTGATATTAAATCCTCCCATTCTTTTTTCATTACAACATTTTCAAGTAAAAAGTATTTTGGTTTAGTTTCTTTCAAAACTCTTACATACTCCCAAAATAAACCACTATTACCCTCAAATCCAACCTTATCACCCATTTCTTCACGATATAAACCCATTGTACTGAATGATTGACAAGGTGAACCGCCAATAAGTAAATCAATCTTTGGTAAATCGCTTGCTTTTACATCTACTACACTTCCTATGTGTTTTGTATTTGGGTAATTATTTTTACACATCTGAATAGCATACTCATCAATCTCGGAAGCAAAATAGTTTTCTATTTCAAATCCTTGCCTTTCTAATGCAATCTGTCCACAGCTAATACCATCAAATAATGACAATACGTTTATTTTTTCTTTTTTGCCTACGCTCATTTTTTAAATTCTTTTTTTTAGTTCTTCGATTAAAATTTTGTGCTAATTAAACCGTACTGGCTATAACACGTGCTATATGCAAGTTTGCCAACAATATTTGTGCTGAATTTGAACATTTCTGCAAGGCAAACCTGCTCATAGCACCAACCGTTATAAGCCATTAACCTACTTTCATTTTGCAAACCTACAAATAAACTTTTATATAAAAAAATTTTTTTATTCCAAATTAGATTCTATATTTGCCTCATCAAACTTTAAAAAATAACATTATGAACAGATTTCAAAAAAATGATTGGCAGTATTTAATTGCGTTTGGCGCAGCAGTATGGATTTAAAACCAGTTAAATCTGATTATACGATAGGTTTTTGGAAAGTAAAAATGATAAATTTAGTGCCAAAAGAATATTCAAATTTGATAGAGCATAATTAACCTAGTTACACACTTTGTTTTTTAACACTTATTTTGTTTTTCTTTGTTTTATTTTTAGAATTTTTTTTAGTTTTATTTTCTGTTTTTTTGTAAAACAACTAGGCAAAGTTATAAGATTTAAAATTAAATCCTTACTGTTTTAAAATAAAGTTATTTACAAGATTGTTTATAAAGTATTTTTATATTTG